ATCATGTCCGTATTCATAATCTCCCAGTAATCGGTCTCCGTCAATGCGTGACCGCTCGTGGAAGATGAATTTATGTATCTGTAATAAATCCCTGACGAACTTGTGGATTGGACTATGTCATTCGGATCATATGTAGTTCCTATATCAAACACTAAATGCGATATGAGAGAACCGCCACCGTTTATATTGTAACTCAATGAGTAAGTATTCATATCGTTATTCGTGCCTATTAATGAAACCTCGTAATCAAGTATTCCGATTACCTTTGTCTCTATATTGAATAAAGCCGTCAAGTCCTCTGGCTCCATATACATCTTGTGCGAAACCCTCATACCGAATGTCTTATCAAAATACTCCACATTGAACTCATTAGGCGCTACTGCAATACAGAACGCCATATAATCAGCAATAGTGAAGAACTTGAAATTGAACTTCACTCTCGGAACATAGAATGTGTCATAATCGTTTATGTTCGGGATTGAACCGTCATTAGACCTTGTAGGTTCTTCGACATAAGTCTTTGTGTTTACGCTTGACAGCCCTGAAATGCCCCTAAAAGCCACTCCGTTTATCTTTATAGTATCTAACTGCGTGTCTGTAATGCCTGACCATGTGCCGTCAGTTCCTATATCTATGTGCTGTCTGCCAGTAGCGACATAATTAGTGTTGAAATCGCTTGATGATACATATGTCGGTATTCCGTTAATTAATACTGTCGGCATTTTTTACCTCCCGAAATGTCCTACTCTCTGCCCCTCTGCGTAAACCTTGTTCTCAATGACTTTGCCTACCTTAGTTCCGTCTATGTAGACATCACCGCCACCTTTGTTGGAGTTCTGCATCGCTTTTGAAACGCCCTCGTAAACCCCTGCCCTTATACCGCTTATAATCTGCATATTGTTAGCGGCTACTGGAGTTCCGTCAAAGAAATTTCCTGCGAGTTCGCCTTTGTTCATAGTGAATATGCCGTCTTCAATAAAACCGCCTGAAGCATAAGGTATAACCTTCTTTTTTTTAATGTATGTAGAAGAATCTGAAGAATTGGGTGCATACACCGCATCTAAATCAATTCCTAATTTCATTTTTTCTACATTTGATAAGGCTTGGTTATAAGTAGGATTAAAATTACTCCAGTCTATTTGTTGTATAAAGAATGACAATGCCACACCGACTGCGAAACCCAATAAAGCACCTACTGGTCCGGCAGAAGCGCCTAACGCAGCCATGCTTGTCGCTAAGTACCAACCCATAGCCGCCCCGCCTAATCCACCTATAAGCAAACCTAAAAAGTCTATCAGTATGGCTTCTTTGTTCTTGCTCATTATGACATCTTTTATGGCGTTTATAGCCAAAGCCAAAGTAACACCGACTGTTAATCCTATCAAAGCGCCTGTAACGCCTCCGAACTTAGCGCCTATTCCTGCTCCTATTAGACCAGAAGCGATATATGACATTATCTTATTATAGACAATATCTCCATCATCATTGAATATTGCCTTATATGAGTTCATGGCTAAAACAAGTCCTGCTGTAATTATAAACCCTGTTCCAGACTTGAATTTTAATCCGACCAAAGCGCCTACCGCCATAGCGGAAACTATATCACTCATAATCTTATCGCCTACATTATCATACCCTGAATCATCTTCCAACTCTACGCCACCGAATAGAAAATTCAAAGTCCAATTCAGAGCATTGGCTACCCATTCCATTATCTTGGTCAGAGTGCCTACTATCAAGGTTAAGTCCGCCCACATCTTTTGTCCAATTTTCCACTTTCCTAACTGCTCACCTATGCCTGTGACAGATTCTCTTACATCTTCTGATGTGGCATAAAGGTAAGCGAATGAAACAAGTAAAATACTGAAAGGATGTTTGACTGCCATAAAAACAGAACTCCACCCTAATACGCCCGTTCCTGCCTGTTTGATTTTCTCTACTATGGTTTCCATTCCGTCTTCGTATTCCCATAATTGAGTAGTCGCATTATATTGGAAACCTAATGTCTTGAGCCATGAATCTGCAATGCCTTGCGCTTCAAATTCAGTATCTGCAAGTATGGAACGGTATTGGGATATTGCGTTAAGCACTGCCTCGTCAATCATTCCTGTGGCGTCACCTGTGTCTGCCTTATTTAAAGCCTCGAATCTGTCAAATGACAACAACTTGCCTGTCATCTTGTCTAATTCCTCGTTGCCCTTTTCTACTATGGTAACTAAATCTGTTAAGAAATCAGGAGTTTCATAACCGAAGAATACAGCCATAGATTGTACTATCCTGCGTGCTACGATAAGTCCTGCATTTATGTAAACTAATACTTTTGAACTCTCTATAAGACCTTTGAGAAGCATCCCTATCCATTGACCTAATTCAGTACCTAACTCGTTCATAATCCTCAACTGGTTAGCCATCTGTTCAATAGTCTTAGACATATCACCGACTGCACCCGAAGCACCCATCTGTTTATAAGTGGCAAAGATTCTCAATAACCTCTTCTCTACCTGCGACAACTGCCTCATAGTCTTTGTACCGCCTATATCTTGGTACAGTTGGAATATGGTGTTCTCTGTGATGTCATAACCTGATATGCTTCTGATAGGTCTTACCTGACCTGCCATCATGGCTCTGAATGTGGTCATTGCCTGTTCCATCTTGACATTATATAAGGACGAGTAGTCAATTGCCATCTGCGTGATGGCTTCCGACAGCCCGTATGAAATCTCTTCGTTAATCTGCCCTAATGCGGAAAACATGTTCTTGAAAGTAGCCTGATACTTCATAAGGTTCTGCTCGCTTATGCCGTATGCCCTGTTCATCTTGGAAATGAACTCGTCAGCCATATCGATATTGTTCCTCATGGCTACCTGCCACATATTCAATGTTTCAGTATAGTCTATGGCTTTCTGAACCATGTTAGTGCCCATTTGGGCGAATCTCTTAGTATAGTTGAATATGAAATAAATCTTGCCTAAAGCCCAACCGAAATTAAGTGCTTTTCCTAAACTTGTTGATTTTATAGAAGTTGCTGAGGTTTTCTTCGCTGTGGAATCCAATGCCGTATTGATTACGCTCATTGTATTAGTCTTATCCATTACTTTAGAAAGTGCGACAAGGGCGTCCTGTGCTGAACGCACCTTGTCAATGAATGGTGTTATCGCATTTGTCAATGAAAGGAAATTGCTCGTGGCTTTTGTCAGGTCTTTTGAATTAAGGTTAGTCAGCCTTGCCGACAATGAGGAAATCCATTTTAAGTCTGTACTCGTCATTCCTTTTATGGAACTTTGCAGACCTCCGAAATTCCTCATTACAGAAGAAAGGGTCGTGTTCATCAGATTTAACTTATCAACTACTCTCTGCAATGACTGCGTAGAGGCGTCTGATGTTCCTATTATCTTAAATTCAAGAGTTCCTGCTGAATATCTCGCCATTTATCTTGTTGTCCTTTCTCATTAAAAACGCCATGTTTTCAGCCATAAGGTTTCTGTGCTTTATCTCTAAGTTCTCTTTGGTGACTTCTGTCTTCTTGCCAATCGGGTCTTTATACTTAGGCATATCGTGGTACTTTCCTTTTTTGCCTGACCACACATTGCCTTGTGCAAGTTCAAAAGCCGTCTTCATATAATTAGCAGTATGGTACGCCAATAGAGTAGTCCTGCGTACATATGCTTTCTCGTATGCGCTTATCAGCGCCATTTCGCCATGCCAGAACAAGTCTAACGGCATACCGTACTCTATCGCTCTCGGCAGTTCTTCTTCTGTGAAGAACTCCCTTAGTGTCTGATAACCTTGTTCAGCGAGGATTTCTGCTGTGCTTTTCTGTTCTGCATTTCCCTCGCCCTCTCTAAAAAAGGGTCTGACTTTTCCTCTTTCTCGAACAATGTCTTATAGAATGTGAACAGCCATTCGGAAGCCTGATTCTCGCCAATTTCATCAACATGGTTCTCCCACATCTCTTTGGCTTCTTTCTGTGTCAATCCATGCTGTTCTGACAAAGCCTCAATCAAAAGTCTTTCCCAAATGCTTAATGACAATGTCATAGAATCTGAAATCGACTTATGCTTGGCTTCAAATGACACAAGCTCGTCAAATGCTTCGTTGTAATCTTCCTTGAATATCTTATAGGCGCTTCTTAAATCAGCATTATTAGGTTCATCATAGAACGCCTGTTTTGAGGATTCAAGTTTCTCGGAAGCCTCTCTTACCTGTGCAGAAAGCCTTTGGAAAATCAGCACATTCTTTGAAATGTCCTCTGCCTTTTCATCAGAAGGCTTCATCTCATTAACCAGTTCCTCATATTTCGTTATGAGGAATCTGGTCTTGGTTATCTCGTATGTCTTGCCGTCTATCACTAAGAACGGCTTTAATTCATTACTCATTAGGTAATCTCCTTTTTTTATTTTAGAAACTTACTGCTACTGTCGTTTTCCATTCTGCATATCCTGTATCGGAAACTGTTACTGTCACAATTCCGTACTGTGGCGATACCGCAGCTGTGCTTACTGTGATTGCTATCTTGCCTGCTGTTGTTCCTGTAGGCTGTGTAGGTGTTACTGTAAACGCTGAATTATCGACAGTCGCGCTTATTGTAGCGAGGAAAGGAACTGTGGTTATGTTTATCTCGCTCGCTGTAGTGGTGGTCACTGCAACGCTGTCAGGCACTATGGAAGCGAAATATACTGTCGGCTTAATCAAATCCCTGCAATCAAGCAATGATGTGGTTGTTGCTGACAATGGTGTTATGGTCATTGTTCCTTTGAGTATCTCTGCACCTGCGTCATTAGGTCTTGCCCTTAGAGTTCCTGAAAAGGCTCTTCCTGAATAGTCCTGATAGACTACGAGGAAATCAAGAATCCTGCCCTGCAATGCTTCTAATCTCAATGCGTTGTCACGATGCCAGAATACTTCCACATCTTTTGTTTCAAGTTCTTCTTTCCCTTCAAGTTTGCCCTTTGTAGGTGCTGAAAGGAAGTTGTAATCGAACGATTCGGGTGTTCCGAACACGCTCGGTACTGTTTCTAATGGGCATATTATAGAATACAGGGTATCGCTCGGCTCTTTTACAAGAAGCATTGCGGAATAACCTGTCTGCCCCCTATTGTCATTATAAACTGTGTATTCGTTCATTTTCTCTGCTCCTTTTAATAAATAATCTGTTTATTCTCGAAATAATCACAAGAGTACATAGCCTGCCCCCTGTATGGTTCTTCGTCAAAATAGTTCACACTCATACACCTTAACCCTGCCACCTCTGTAAGGTACTGGTTGGCATAGAATATGACATTCCTTACTACATCTTCCTTGTCGTAAATCTCGTCAGCAGACATATAAACATCTACACGAAATCCCAAAGAAGATATCCTCTGCCTGCGGTTGTAACCCATAGGCATTGTCACATTTCTCGCTTCGGTGAATTTCAGCAACGGATATGTGGGTGAAAAAGGTGCTTTGCCGACTACTGCTAATGTCAAGCCAGTCTGTAAAGGGGTTTCAGCCATAAAAACTTTAAGCCCGTCTAATATCCTGTCCTTTACCGTTATATCCATGTGCTTCCACCTGTGCCTTGTTCATCTAAGGATTCCCATATCTTCTGAGCTTCGTTGTTCATAACGAAATCCATTAAGGCATTATAGGCGTATAATCCTGCCTCGTTGCCTTTGGTGTTAATCAGAAGCCTTTGACCTCTATAAAGAGGCTTTATGGTGTAATTCCTTCTTTTCAAATCGACTGGCTCTTCTGCGGTGTGCGTCTTGAACCACCACGAACCGTCATTTCCTTTGTATTCTGTGGGTATATTGTATTCATAGTCCTGCTCGGAAGCCTGTGGGTGAGGCGAACCCCCGCCCACAAGTCCAACGCCAAATTCTAAAAATACCGCTTTATCGTCATCATTTCTGACTGTAAGCGTTCCCCCTATTATTTCCATAGTCCAGCCTGTTTTCAGCTTATTCTTTATTTCAGGCTCTTCAAAGCCTTCCAATGCGTCTATGTAGCGGTTCGCAATCTCTGTAATCCTATAAAAGCACTTTTCAAGGAAAACCTTCATAGATTCGCTATTCATTGAATAACCTGCATAGCGTTTCTCGAACCTTTTCAGCTGAGTTAATGCTTTCTTTATTGAGGAATGCGACATCTCTACATTGACAATCATTTCTTCTTATCTTCCTTTACATCTACCCAGCCTGCTTTAAGGTAAATCCCTAAATACTCTTTGGGTATTTCTTTTACGACTTTGTTTCTTGTAACTTTTATCATCATGTCTGTTCACCTCTCATAATTCGTTTCTCAAAAGTAACTTCGATTGCAAGATTCTGATTTCTGACTGAAATGACTTTAGCGTTCGCTCCATATCCGTTCACATAAGTTTCCGTTATTACTGGGTCTGCTCCGTCCTCGTTATTCTTACCGCAAAGATAAACCAAATCGCCTTCCTTGAAAATCCCAGCATATTGCTCGAACCTCAATATAGCCCTGTAAATCTTCGTGACCCTTTCGCCATACTGCATTACATTGGTGAACCCTTGTATCGGCTGATAGTTTACCCAGTAAGATACTGGCGAATCGTAAACACCGACTTCTGCATTGAGTTCATTAGTCCTTTTGCAAAGGTATAGTTTCTTGGAACAGATCATTGAGGCACGCTCACTTTCCCGACTAACTGCTTTCTAAGCTCGTCTGTGATATACGCACTACTGAATGATATTGAAAGACCGTTCTCAGAATAGGCTTTGGCTGACGAACAGCCTGACCTTTCCACTATGTCAATCATTCTTGCTTTGACCCACGAATAATCCCTCTCATGCCCGACAGGTATTGCAACTATGCTCTTGTCGTACGGGTAGACTATCCTAAGGTAATCATTCAATGCCATTTCGTATATATCTGTGATATCGTCCATTGAAAGATGTGGGAACTTGGCCGCTATTCTGTTTTTGATTGTCGTTTCGTCCATTTCAGCCTCCGTCAGAATTGGGAAGGGGTTTCCCCCTTTCCCAATCTCTTAATCAAATTACTCCTGTACTGTGCAGATGAACATTTGATTTATGTCGGCAGGACAAGGGAACGCTACGGCAGATGCTTTAGTCCAAATTCCAGCAGGGTCGAATGTCTTTTCCTGCGTAACTGCAACATATCCGTCAAGTCTGCTGACAATCTCAAAATCTTCTTCTGGCGTGTAAGTGAAGAATGTTCTGCCCAACACTTCGTCAGTTGTGAGGAAAGTGATTACATCTTCTTTTAGGAAGTAGTATTCAGTATCGTCCTGCGCTGACAGTTTGTATGTGCCGTCATAGACTATGAACTCTATGCCGAAATTCTTCAACATGAACTCTTTCACCCAAATGAGTGAAGCGACATTACTGGTCACAGCCGCTAATGCGTTAATCGCTGTGTTGTCCTGAATGTAGCCCATAACCTTTGAAGTTGTGATTGCCCTAACTATCTTATTCTTAGCTCTTTTCTGTATGTCTTTCAAATCTGCTAAGATGTCGGTAGCAGGTGTTCCCCAACTTTGTACGGTCATTCTATGGGTTGCTGGAAGCCCGTAATCCACCACTTTAGCAACATTGTTCTCTGCAATAGTGAGTTTCGCTGTGGATAGTAATTCACAGGTCATAGCCTCAACTCTTGTAAGAACCCTGCTGATAAGGTTAGCGGCGTCATTGTAGATTCTTTCCAACATAGCCTGTTTGTCAGGATTCAGCATTCCGTTCCTCAAGAGTTTCTTCAAGGCTTCGCCCTGATTGAGTTTCTCTTTGATAAGGAACAGTTCATAGTTGACCCCTTCTGGGTCAGGTCTGTCGCCTATTCTCGCTTCTGTGTCAAGGGCGTGTATCAATGCCATTACTGGCACTTTCCCTTTTTCTGTCAGGTCAGCTACTGCCAACTTGATGTTCTCTGTTTTGATTGCAGGGAAAAGCTTAAATCCTATATAGCCGTCCACCGCTTCAAGGTAATCAAAATCGTTACCTATCGATACTAATCTCTCGTTATCGATTAATTGTAAATAATCAGCCATTTATTCCACCCCCTTATGCCAATGTGGTGACCGTTGCTGTGACATAATCACTATGTGTATAGTGAATATTATCAGCAAGAACCCTGACATTGTATGTTGCTACTGTCGCTACGGTGTAACCTGTGGCTGTTGTAACTGCGATTACCGCTTTGTTTACATCTGATACTTCGTAAGCGATAGCATCTGTGTTGGAAGTCCATGTGAGGTTACCTGTGGCTACTGTGACTGTCACTGTCGCAAGAGCTGTCATATCAGGCGAACCGAATGACGGTCTTGTGGTAGTGCCTTCTACGAAAGCGTACAAGCCTCGTGCAGCGAGGTTAGACGCTTCTCCTGTCACTGTTGCTGGCAGGTTGGCGTCTATGTAAGAACCTCTTATCATCAATGATGCTTCCTTCTTCTCGTCTGTGATGTCTATGTCGTTCCAAAGCAGTCCTTTGCCTATTACCGCATCGTTTACGAATGTTCCTGATTTAACGACTTTTCTGCCGTTTTCAGTAACATAAGTTGCGAATGTGGTATCTAAGGTGATTGTCTTTAGCACGATTCCGACTTCACTTCCCAACCAGTTGGGATTGTTTAAGTATAGTCTACTCATGTTTTATGCTCCTTTTTAAAATTTAACTTTTTTATCAAAAGTCGGTTTTCTCTGTTCCTGAAATGCCTTGAAGTCTGAAACTGTATTGCCTGTATCTTTCTTTATGGTTGAATCCATATCCTTTGTCAATGAAGTCTTTGTAAGTTCTGCGGTCTTGGCTTCCCTTGCGTCTACAAGTTTTGTTATCTCCGAAGCGACTTCTGACATCTTTTCAGGTGGCACATTTGAAGCCAATGCCTCGATAACTCCCTTGTACTCCGTTTCAGCCCACCCTTTCTTGGCGAATACGCTCTCGGCTTTAGTCTTGTTAAGGTCTAAGGTTACAGCCTTGTAATCGTTTTTAAGGGCTTCGATTTCAGCCGCTTTCTTTTCTTCATCTGACATTCTTTCCTTTTCCTTGCGTTTATATTCCGCAACTTCGGAAGCCGTCTTGTCAAAGTTCTCTTTCAGTTTCTTCTCTCTCGCCAATGCGGCTTCGAGTTCAGCTTGGATTTTCTGCAAATCAGGCGCTGTTTCGTTCTTTGTTTCTACTGCTGGTGTTTCTACATTCTCTGCCATAGTTCATACTCCTTGCGTTTTATAGGACTTCTCTGTCCGCTTTCTAAAGCAAATTTCGTGGTTATAGACTTCTCTGTCTTTTGTGGTTTAAGGCTTCTCTGCCTGTATTAATCATCAAGCTGTGCGCTTGGATTATCCATATTCGCTTCCTGCCCTATCGTCTGCTGTTCGTTCTTCAATCTCTCTACATTTTCAGCCCACCTTGAAGCGACTGTCTTTACATCACCGAATAATGGAACTGCCCTTAGAATGTCTTCAAACGGCATATTCACATCTACAAGGTTCTGTATTCCCTGCGTCTTGCTCATAAGGTTGTCTGTCATGTTTATGTTGTATTTTATGTCTACCTGATTAGGTGATACTTCATTCAGCTTGTTAGCAGGGTTCAGTTTGGCGATATCGATAAATCTTTTAAGTATCGCCCTGTCAGCTTCCTGCATAGCGAGTATATCCCTTTTGATTATCGTGTATGCGTTAGTCCAACCACCGCCTAATAATCTCGCCTCGCCTGTATCACCGCCTGATGTCACATTGGCGCTCGCTAACGGAACACCCACTATATCGTAACATCTTGTCAGAATCTGCTCTAACAGTATGTTAATCTTCTCGTGGTTCACTTCAAGGCTTATCTTATCTATCTTAGGGTCGTTGTTGTAAGTAGGCGGAAGCATTACCGCACCCTTTTCAAGCATTTCTATAAGTTTGTCTGCATTTTCAATCTCGCAGTTTATGAATACTAAAATCTGATTGACTACATCTACTATGTTATCGATTGAACATGAGATTATGGTGTTTATGTTGTTAAGCAGATCATAAACCATTTCTACTATTCCGATTCGCCTGAAATTAT